ATTGATCATGTCTATAACCAATAGATGTAATAGGTCTTTTGTTGAATACTGCTTGTTCTAAGGATTTAACATCCTTTTCAAGTGTCTCAATCTTTGTTTTATCTATATTTGACTGAGCTAAAAGCATTTTAACATCTGTTCTCATTTCTGTAACATCCCTCCAAATAAGGGTTGCTAGAATTGTAACTAAAGCTGGGAACACATAGATTTTCAATGTGTTAGCCACAGAACTTTTTGGAGTAGGCACACTCATTATTAAAAAAATTAAAAAATTACATAAAATATAAAAATTAGAGTAAAAAAAGGCTTAACTTTGAGACCCTTTTCTACAATATAATATACACATTTTTTAAGAACAAACCTAAAAAATTATGAATACAAAAGACTATAAAAAAAAGATGGAAAATGAATTAGTTAAAACTTTTATTGACAATTTCTATGAGAAAGTAGGGTACTACCCAACAGTAATTATAGACAGAAATGTAAAAACAAGTGATGATAAAGTATTAACACTCAGTAAGTTAGAAACTTATTTTGAACGTCATTTGCCTACTATTTATGAAAAAAAAATAATGTTAAGTGCAAAAAATAGATCAAGACCTTTACCTGAATTAAGATTTATCTTCTTTTTTATAGCTAGAAGTATGAAATACAATCTTATAGAAATAGGAAAATATTTGGGAAAAAGAGATCATACTACAGTAATTCATGGCATAAATACATTTAGAAACTTGTATGAAACAGATGAACGATTTAAAAATAAGTATTATGATATAATTAACGATATAAAACAAGATTATGAGTCACCAATTATGGACAAGCTTGATAAAACAGAAAATCAGCCCCAATCAAATTTATTTTTTGGATTGTTGCAGAGAAAAAATCCAGCCATCCAATGATCTTATAAATCAAACAGCTGAAAAGAATATATGTGAGATGAAAGGTCTAATTAACGATAAAGGTATACTAACGCATAAAGCAATGGTTATACTAGACGAATTTGAAACATTGTTAGTTAAAACAAAAAAGGTTGTTACAACAACTATATTAGGTGATGATTTTATAAATAAGATTAATGAATATAAAGAATATTTTCCTAAGAAGCTTTCAACAGGTCCAGGTAGACAATCTGCAAGAGAACTTAAACAAAAGTTTGTATGGTTCTTTAAAAACTATCCTGAATATGATTGGGAAGATATCCTTGAAGCAGCAAACTATTATAGTTATGAACGTAGTCAATTAAATAATGAATTTATGACCAATAGTTCAAACTTTATTAAAAAAGATACAATGAGTAAAGAAAGCATCTCTAAGCTAGCTGACTATTGTCAAATGGTAAAAGATGAAATTGAAGAATCAAAAAAGCAAAATAATGAAAACATTTGAAAAAATAATACACCACTCTTTAATGGCATTATTATTTAGTTTAATTAATTGGATTATCATAGATATTTTTATTATAAAAATATCATTTATTATGTATTTTATAATAGAAATTATTTTGGCAATTTCATTAAAAATATGTAAATTTACTATTCAAAAATTAAAATTGAATTAATGAGTGAATCCACTGAAAACCCTTATGGGTTTAAGTATCATTGGGAAGTGATACAGAAAAGTATAAAAAACATAGATGATAGGAGAAAAGGAAGAATTAAATCATTTGTCACTCCTTGGAACACTATTAACAACGCAACTGCAGGAGGTATAGAATGGGGGTCTTTAGTTACAATTGGTGCAAGACCTGGTGCAGGTAAAACTATGTTTGTAAGTAATCTTCTTAGAGATTGTAAAGCTCTTAATCCAACACAAGATTTTAACATCTTAGAGTTTCAATTTGAAATGACTAATGAACAATATGGTCAAAGAGAAATTGTTGCTGCTACAGGATTGGATTATAATAAAGTGTTATCTACTAAAGATCAATTAGATGATTTTAACTTTCAAAGAATACAAAGATATGGTGAAGATTGTAAAAGACTTCATGATTTAGGTGTATTTCGTGGTCAGATAAATAAGTCTATCACTGCTAGTGAGTTAGAAAAAGCTGTACATTTTTGGTATAATAAGTTAGGTGGTAAACCACTTATTGTTACAGTTGATCATAGCTGGTTAATCAAGAAAGATAGCACAGAAAGAGAAAAATTACAAACTCTCTATAACACTGCAGATTCGTTAATACAACTTAAACAAGATCTTCCTATCATCATTATTATGCTTACACAACTTAATAGAAATATAGAAGATCCTTCAAGAAAAACTTCAGGGTCCATCCAAAACTATCCTACTAGTAGTGATATATTTGGTGGTGATGCTCTTATGCAAGGAAGTGATATTGTTATGGCTCTATCAAGACCATTTACATTTGATATACCTTCATATGGTCCTAAGAGCTATGTAGTTACAGATGATGGAATCTTTGTTCATATGCTTAAAGTTAGAAATGGTTCTAATAATAATAAAATCATATTTATGAAAGGTTTATTTGCAGAACAAAAAATAGTGGAAACAATATCTCCAGGATTTAACATTCAGCCAGGATATACTCCTAGAAACAATAGAAGACCTTCAGCTGATATAGGTAATGATCTTTAAAAATTATAATATGGCAAACGTAATGGATACAATGACAGAAAATGAAAAAACTGTTTATAGACAAATTAAACTTAAAGAAATGCATGATTTCAATAAAGACTTCATGGATGATTTAGGTCTTATAAAAAAAGACTTTAACATGAAATTTCCTTTTATGAGAAATAATGTTATGGTAGTAGGATTATTTGATAATGAATTTATGAGATCAAAAGGTTTTTATTTTGAGTTAATTGATAGTGATCTTGAACCTATTGATTCAAATAGACCAATTTATAGAGTTCCTTACAATGAATTTTATTCTGATGAATTCGAAATGGATGAAAGAAGCAAATTCTTAGTTCCTATAGATCAATTAAAGAAAATAAATAGACAAGCAGCAGCTATTCAAAAAGAGTTAGTTATTGTAGAAAGTGATAGAGATATCAAAGAAAACAAATATATTCCACCTAAACCACCTTTACCTTTTAGTGCTGCTCCTCAAGAACCAGTAGTGCCAAAGTTAGAAGATGCTCCTTATAGTGAAATGACTATACGAGATTATATAACTATTCATACAGGTAAACCTATTAGTAATAAAGCATGGTTAAATGAAATCGTAAAAACAAAATAAACATATGGGACAAGGTATTTTAATTATTGCAGAATCAGGATCTGGAAAGTCAACTAGTATTGAGACTTTAAATCCAAAAGAAACATTTATCATCAATGTAGCTAACAAGCCCTTACCATTCAAAGGATGGAAAAACAAATACACTATTTGGAGTAAAGAAAATCCAAGTGGTAACATGTATGATAAGGCAAGTGTTGCAAACATTGAAGCAGCCATCAAATATGTTAATGAGAAAAGACCTGAGATTAAAAACATTATTGTTGATGATTTTCAGTATATGAGCTCATTTGAATTCTTTGATAGAGCAGATGAAAAAGGTTATGAGAAATTCACTCAGATTGGTGCAGGTATTGCTAGAATATCTAGAATGCCTAAAGACTTGAGAGAAGATCTTACAGTGTTTTTTCTTACACATGCAGAAGAAGGCACTGATATGGAAGGTAAAAAGAAATATAAAGCAAAGACTATTGGTAAAATGGTAGATGAAAAACTTACTTTAGAAGGTTTATTTTCTATTGTATTATTTGGTAAAGTAAAAAAGAATAAAGAAGGTGAAATTCGTTATGTTTTTGAAACTTCTAACAATGGTGAAAATACATGTAAGAGTCCAAGAAATATGTTTAGTTCTTTTGAGATTCCAAATGATTTAGCAATTGTAAAAAAAGCAATCGTTGATTTTGAAAATTAGTATATTTGTTAACAATTAAATTAAAAAAACATGTTCAGTACAAAAGGACAAGAAGTAAAAGCAGGAGGAGCTTCAAAATCTCTCCAACCAGGTGTGGTTAAAGCACATATTATTAGTGGTCAAATTAAAACTTCTAACAAAGGTGATAAAAAAGCATTAGAGTTTACTTTAGAAGGTCCAGCTCTTGATGGATTTGAAGGATGGCCAATGGATAAAGATAATCCAGAAGGACTAAAATATAAAGGCCAAACAGCTAGAGTGATGGCAACTATTTGGACTGATCAGTTCAATACTAATGATGTTAATAAAAATGAAATCTTAAACAAATTATTTGTTATTGGTAAAGAATTAGGATTAAGAAATAGTTTAGACAACATTTCTACAGTGCATGAAATCAAATCTATTGAAGATTGGGCTAACCATGCTATTGATCTTATAAAAGGAAACGATATGTTTTTCTTTTTGAAAGGTACAGAAGAAGAGTATAATGGTAAAACTATTATAAAACTTTCTTTTCCCAAATATAAATTCTGTAATGCTGTGGAAAGCAAATTAGATGTATTTGATAAAAACAATCAATATCATTATAAAGCTTTACAAAATAAATCTGTTTCTGGATTTGAAGCTGCATCAAATGATTTTAATTTGTAATTAATTATTAGTTTTAGGCGAATGCATAAATTTTGAGGGATGTTTCATACATCCCTCTTATTTTTGCACTAAATTTTACATTATGTTTAAAACAAAAAATTTAGTACACGATGTACATGATGTTCCTACACAATGGATATTTCAACATTTTTGTAGTATAAAAGAAAAACTAGCAGGCCAAGATGTAAAGATTAAATCTTTATTTAACCCCAATGAACGTACACCTAGTATGTGTATTTATA